GTGGTCGATCCTGATTACCGGCCAGTACATGCGCATCGGTTGCCAGCGTCACACTCATGAAGAATGGCGCGACTTTACGGACGCCAAGATTAGGAATATGGCAATAGGCGCACTCGCGTTCTGGCGCAAGTGGAAGGCCCCGCTACTCGCTATTTGCCACGCCAACCACGAAGCGCCAGCCGCCACCGATCCGGTAGGCGCGGAATCCGAAGAGGAGGAAGCATGAAAACCGCCATCAAAACCACGTGGACCGCATTCCGCCGCAAGGCGCTGCATGTCCAGATGCGCTGCCTCGAATCCCACATTGACGGCTGCGACGAATGCCTGGAATGCGTCCGCGATCCGCTGATCGTCATGCGCATCAATGTATCCCGCAACATTTCGTGCCGCGAACTGGCGAAGGTCCGCGCGGCCTACAACGCTACGTTCCGGCCTGGCGTCCGCAGCGTGTGGGATCTGGCATGACCACCATCGCACCCTGCCCGTTCTGCGGATTCAACGATGTCGAGATCGGCGACGTAGCGCCCGGCGAATTCTCCGTCGGCTGCCCGGAATGCCGCTCGACAGGTCCGATCATGGGATCGATGATGGAAGCGATCAACCTCTGGAATGTCCGCGCCCCTGAACGTCTTCGTAACATTAAATGTGAAAACGAGGAAAACAATGAAAACTGACCGCCTGCAAGTTGTGGTCTTCGGTGCCGTGTGCGTCGCAGCAACAGTGATCTGGATCAGGGTTCTGTTCCAGGTCGCGCAACTGGTGTTACGGTGATGGAACTTCTTCTGTCGGCTATCGCCATCGCCATCGTCTTAACAATCCTTGGGAGCGTTTTCAATGACCACCACCACTGACCTCAAGTTCTGCTGTGCCTGCGGCAAATACAAGGCGTACCGCGACGGCATGTGCTGGGGCTGCCACGCCGAATACCGGCGCCACGAATCCGACTTCGCCGATACCGCCGAGGACATCGGCTACGGCAAGGTGCAACAGGCGCGCGACGAAAGTAGATGGAAGTGAAAGAGAGGATGAAATGACGATTGAATTACTGGCAGCCAACTGGCTGGCCGCGAAGCACACCGAGGACTCCGCCCGCGCCTTGCGCCTCGACATCGAGGTACAGATGCTTGCTCAACTGCCGGCGGTCGAGGAGGGCGTCGCTAAAGCCACGTGCGGAGCCTTCCAGATCGGCGCGACCTATCGCCTGACTCGAAAGGTCGACACGGAACGCCTTAAGGACGACTGGGACACGCTGCCCGGCCGTGTGCAAGCCGCATTCACCTGGAAAGCCGACGTTTCCATCACCAACTTGCGCGCAATGGAAAAGGCTGCCCCGCTTGACTACGCTAAAGCGTTGCACTACATCACCACCAGCCCGGCGAAGCCGGCAATCAAAATAGAGGAAATCTGAATGGCAATCAATCTCGCAAGTCTTCAGAAAAACGTTGTGAAGCAGCCGCGCGTGCTGATCCACGGAGACGCCGGCCTCGGCAAGACCACGTTCGGCGCCTGCGCCCCGGCGCCGGTCTTCATCCAGACGGAAGACGGCCTCGGCAACCTGGACGCCACGGCCTTCCCGCTCGCCCGCTCGTTCGGCGAGGTAATGGAAGCGGTCGCCACCCTGTACACCGAGAAGCACGACTTCAAAACGCTGGTGGTCGATTCGCTCGACTGGCTCGAACCGCTGATCTGGCAGGAAGTGTGCCGCGCCAACAATATCGAGAGCATCGAGAAAATGCCCTACGGCAAGGGATACACCGAAGCCATGGCCATCTGGCGTCAGTTTTTTGACGGCATCACGGCGCTGCGCGATGACAAGGGAATGACCATAGTAATGACAGCGCACTCCGAGCAGAAGCGGGTCGAAGACCCGACCATGCCGGCGTATGACACGCACGACCTCAAGCTGCACAAGCGCGCCGCCGCGCTCGCCGAGGAGTTTGCCGACGTGATCCTGTTCGCTGCCATGCAGACCAACACGGTGACCGAGGATTCCGGCTTCAACAACAAGCGCGTGCGCGCCACCACTACCGGCCAGCGCGTTATACACACCGTCGGCCAGCCGGCGTTCACCGCCAAGAACCGTTTCAACCTCCCCCCGGTGCTGCCGCTCACCTGGACGGATTTCGCCGCCGCAATGCCGGCGGTCGCGGCCTGACCCGTAACCAACCAAGGAACCATCACCATGGCAAATCTGCAATTTGACGCTACCCATATCGACCCGACCCCGCGCTTTGACCCGCTGCCCGCCGGCGACTACGCCGCCATCATTACAGAATCGGAAACCAGGACGACCAAGGACGGCTCCGGCCAGTACCTCCAGATCAAGATTGAGGTGCAGGGCGGCGAGTTTGCCGGCCGCGTGCTGTTCGACCGCCTCAACCTGTGGAACAACAACCGCCAGGCGCAGGAAATCGCGCAGCGGTCGCTATCGCAAATCTGCCACGCCGTCGGCGTCATGCAGGTTAATGACTCGCAGGAACTGCACCACAAGCCGCTCATCGCCACCGTCAAGGTTCGCCCGGCGCGCGACAATTACGAGGCGAGCAACGAGATCAAGGGCTACAAGGCAGCGGCCGGAATCCCCGTCGCGCAGCAGTCGTTCGCCGCCCCGCGCGCCCCGGCTGCGCCAGCCCCCACTGGCTTCGCGGCCGGTGGCGCAGCGCCTTGGGCGAACAGGGCTGCCTGACATGCCGGCAATCAGCCACCGCGCTGACCTCAAGCTCGCCACGGCGACGCTCGACGCAATCGAGCAAGCCGTGGTGGCTTCCGGCGACGACGGCCTGCGCCCGCACCTAGGCGCCAGTCAGATCGGCAAGCCCTGCGAGCGGGCGCTCTGGTACAGCTTCCGCTGGTCCCGGCGCGCCACGTTCGACGGGCGCATGCTGCGCCTGTTCGCTCGCGGACAGCGCGAGGAAACCGTCTTTGTCGCTCTGCTCGAATCCATCCCCGGCGTGCGCGTCGTGACCGTTGACCCAAACACCGGCCAGCAGTATCAGTTCGGCGGCGGCCATTTCGCCGGTAGCCTGGACGGCGCCGTGATCGGCCTTCCGGACGCCCCGCTGACCTGGCACGTCGCCGAGGTCAAGACCTTCAACGCCAAGACCTTCGCCGACCTGGCCAAGAACGGCGTCGCCAAGTCGAAGCCGGAACATTGGTCGCAGGTGCAGTGCTACATGGCCTGGACGGGCATGACACGCGCGCTTTACTGTGCCGTCTGCAAAGACGACGATCGCCTGCACCTGGAGCGTATCGACTTCGACCGCGAAGCCTCTGAGGCACTGTTCGCCAAGGCGCAGCGCATCATCGACGCCGCCGAACCGCCGGCACGCCTGAGCGAGCGGCCGGACTGGTACGAGTGCAAACTCTGCGACCATCACGCCGCCTGCCACAGAACCGATGTTCCGCTGCCGACGTGCCGCAGTTGCGCGCACGTCACCCCAGTTGCCGACGGGCAATGGCACTGCGCCCGGCACAACACGCTGCGCAGCGTCGCCGAACAGAAGGCCGCCTGCCAGTCGCACCGCTTCATCCCGGCCCTGCTCATGAACTTCGCCGACGCGGTCGACGCCGATACAGAGGGCAATTCCGTGACCTACTGGCACCGGGTCAGCGGCAACACGTTCATCAACGGCCTGCCGCCGACGGGATACGAGTCCATCGAGATTCACGCCTGCGCCGACAAGAAGGCGCTTGGCGATGCCAGCGTGCAAAGGCTGCGGGCTGAGTGTGACGCGAGGATCGCAGCATGAAATCTGTTAAGGGGGTGCTGTAATGGTACTCAGGACCTACCAAGAGCGCGTGCTGACCTGCCTATACAACTGGTGGATGGCCCACCCCGAGCCGACCGACGCCCCCTTGCTGGTCATGCCGACCGGCTCCGGCAAGAGCATCGTCATCGCCGAACTGACGCGCCTGCTGTTCGACACCTGGCCAGACGTACACCCGCGCACCGTCGTCCTGGTGCCGAGCAAGGAACTCGCCGAGCAGAACGCCGACAAGCTGGCCCGGCTGCTGCCGTCGCACATCTCGCTCGGCTACTACTCTGCCAGCCTCGGGCGCAAGGCGCCGAACGCCGACGTGATCGTCGCCACCATCGGCAGCATTTACCGCGACGCCCACCTGCTCGGCAATATCAAGTGCGTCATCATTGACGAAGCGCACCTGGTCAATCCTGACGGCAAGGATGCCGGCCGCTTCCGCCAGTTCCTCGCCGACCTGGCGAAGTTCTGCGCCTTCCGCGTCGTCGGCTGCACCGCCACGCCGTTTCGTGGCAACGGCATCTGGCTGACCGACGGCGACGCGCCATTGTTCACCGGCGTTGCCGCCACCGTCACCGTACAGGAACTGCTCGACGCCAACTACCTGGCCCCGCTGGTGCGCCCGGCCGATGCCGTCGCCACGCGCATTGACACATCCGACATCAAGACCACAAGCGGGGATTACAACCTGGCCGACCTCTCCGCGCGCGTCGATGACTATCTGCCCGGCGTCGCCGACGAAGCCTGCCGGCTGGCCGCCGACCGCCGTAAGTGGCTGGCTTTCACGGCAACCGTCGCCAATGCCGGCCACCTGGTCGCCTTGCTCGCGGCGCGCGGTATCGAGACGGCCGTCGTCACTGGCGAGACGCCGAAGGCCGAGCGCGAACGCCTGATCGCCGACTTTCGCGCCGGCCGGATGCGCTGCCTCGTCACCGTGCTGGCGCTCGCCACAGGTTTCGACGTGCCCGATGTCGATTGCGTCCTATGGTGCCGGCCGACCATTAGTCCGGTACTCTACGTCCAGGGCGCTGGACGCGGGCTGCGCATCGCCGACGGCAAGGAAGATTGCCTCTGGCTGGATTTCAGCGACACGACAGAGCGCATGGGGCCGGTCGACGCCATTCGCGGGCGCAAAAAGAGCCGCACCGCCGCGAAGGATGCCACCGCCCCGCACCGCCTCTGCGACGCCTGCGGCGAGCGCTGCGCCGTCAATGCGCTGGAATGCGCCAGTTGTGGCTACATCTTCCCCGAGCCGGAGCCAGACGCCCGCGAGGCCATCGCCAGCAACGCCGCCATCATGGCGCACCAGGTCAAGGCGCGCATCGTCGACTACCCGGTCAGCCGCGTCGACTACGGCATCCACGAGAAGGAAGGCAAGCCGGACAGCCTGCGCGTCGATTACTACAGCGGCCTGCGCCGCGTCTCCAGCGAATGGCTGTGCTTCGACCACGGCGGATTCGCGCGGGCGAAGGCGGACGCCTGGTGGCGCAAGCGCAGCACGCTGCCGCACCTGCCGAAATCGACCGCCGAAGCGAAGGAATGGGTCGACGCCGATTACCCGCTCACGATGCCGGCGGCCATCGTCATCAACGAAACCGGAAAGTGGCCCGAGATCGTCGGATACCACTGGAATTCACAACTTGAGGCAGTATGAATCGAAACGACCTGATTGACCGTATCGGCTTCGCTGAACGTGACCTGAACTGGCTGAAAAGCATCAAACCGAACTGCACCAACTGCGATGATTTTGAAAAGGGGAAGTGCAAGCGATTCGGTCCAGTGCCTCCGGATTTTGTCGCCACCGGCTGCGATTATTGGAATTATGACGATGTGCCATTTTGAGATTTGAAAAAAAGGAAAAATGAAATGAGTGCCACAATAAATGACTGGCTGGAAGCACAGAGAATTAAAGGAGGTCCGCATGGATTCGAATGCATTGGCATAATTCGAATGCAGCAGGTTTGGGAAGCGGCGCGTGAAGATCTGCTCCAGCAACTTTCCACGGCACAGGACGAAAACGATGAACTGCGCCAGCAACTAGCCGCCACCGGCCCGAAGGAGGAAGGAAAATGAAATCAAAAAAAATGAATCCGGCAAGTGACTTCATGCCTGCGGACACTAAACCCCCTGTTGATTGTCCGCAGGCTTCCACCCCCTACATGGTCGCCGGGATGTCAATCAAGGAGGAACTTGAATTTTTGCGCGGCTGCCAATCGCGTACGCCATTTTATTTGGATGGAAGCGAACA